TAGTAATTATTTTCCGCAACCTTTACAGCCGCCTTTGGGTTTTTTAACTGGATATTTCATAACTATTTTTTTAAGGTTTCTTTTTTGGTTGTTTCCTTACTTTCCAATACTGCCAAGCGTTCCATTAGTGCTTGGTTTTGGCTCATTAGCATAGCCATCACATCATTTGATTGTTGGCTTACTGCACCTTTCTTTTTAGGTGGGTTTAGGATTTCATAGGCTTCATAAATGCCTAACTCTGCGGCTTCGTGCAAACTTAATTCTACCTCTTCAATCAAAAACTTTTCTCTTTTTTCGTTAGAAAGTTTCTTTTTGTGTTCAGAATAAAAGTCACGATTTGTTTTGTTTAAAGGAACATAATTAACTATTCCTTTGTCTGTAATTTTCAGCCTCATAAATGTAGGCTCATTTGTTTGTGTCATAAATTATATTTATAAGTTTTGCCAAAGTTATTGATATTATCTATAAGTACAAATTAATTTTTCCCAATTGACTTTCTAATTGATTGAGGCACTAAGTAAGTAGGTATTGCATACGCTTGATGTCCGCAGTTGTAACCGCCTCGATATATTGCAAAGTTGCTTGTGTTAGTATCGTCATACATACCTTGTGGCAATCCTGTTTTATCGTATATTTGACCTTTCATCTCTTTAAACTCTGCAAAGTTTCCTTTTATTATTTGTGCTAACTCTGACCTATGATAGTATTCTTTTTTTGTTAGTGCCTCGCAAAATGTACGAGTAGTTTTGATGTTACTTCCTACATACCTATACCATTCCCATCCTAAATCTAAACTTGTAATTTCGTTTACTTGTGCATTGTATTGGTTTAAGGCATCGGTTGTTATCTGTTTAGTAAACTTTACAAAACTGCCATCAATAGGCCCTGCATCTGAACTATATCCGTTTATGTAGTTGTTAAGTTCACCGCTTAACTTTGAGTAGCTTCCTCCCGTTGTTACATAGGTATTTATTATTTCTCTTACTGGATTAATAAAGTTAGATTGCAACCCTGCCTCCGTAAGTCCATCAATAACTAAAGATACTGATTGCTTTCTTGCTTCATCAATAACTTTTGATGGAGTAAATTTTGATTCTATTGCCTTAAAGTAGTTGTTGTTTAGCTTTGTAACTAAATCGTACAATTTACTAAACTTTGCAACCGCTTCTAAGTAATCAGTATCGTCTAATATTATTGTTTCAATCTCATTTTTTAAATTACCAAGTAACTTAACATTCTTAACCGTGTTGGTTATTGTTTCACCTTGTACGGATAGTTCTTTTTGGAATAATAATAGCTTATTGTAGATACGTTCTTGAATCTTTGGGATTGCTTCTTGAAAGTCAATTATCCCTTTGTCAATAGCTTCTAAAATAGCTTTTATTTCTTTATCTCCTTTAGTTGCCATTAAGTCAATTTAGTTACTTTGTCTAATTCTGCTTCGCTTGAAATAATTGCAGGTGTTCCCAATTGTGCTTTGGCTTGTTCGTATGTTAAACCAAATCTATCCATAACCATATTAATTGCAGCTTCTAAATCATAGACTCCACTTGATACTGCTTTTACAATTTCAATAATTCCCGTTAATCCTCCAACGGTATATTTTAAATCGGCAGGGCCTTTGCCTGAATCATTAACAGTTAATGTATCTAATCCAAATATTTTAGATGCTAATATTTCTTTAGTATTAATATCTTTTAATTTTTGATTTGCATAGTCATACAATACTTTTGATTTTTGGTCAATTGTTTTACTTTGAAAATCTTTATTTTCTTGATATGCTTTTGCAATAAAATCTTGAATATAAGTTGAAATAATATAATCTTGTTTTGATGCACCCTTGTTAGATATTATCAATGCTTTTTCTTCTGCTGACAATCCACTCAATGGGTCTAAATTCATTGCATCAATTTTTATATTTTGCAATGTAGGGTCGTTAGGGAATCTTTTTTTAATAAATTCAATTTCCATTTCTGAAAGTACTGAATCATTTAATCCTGAATCTTTTGCCGCCTTTATTTCTTGAATTAAAAAATCTGAACTAAGGATGTCAAATGTATTTGGCACAATAACGATTGGACACATCATTTTTATAATGTCGTTGCTGTAAATTTGGTTATACCTCCACACCGCAACATAGTAAGCACTAAATTCTATTATTCGGCCTAAGTCCTTAGCAATTGCATAAAATGTATTATTTGTTTCATCTCTATCGTAAGCCTTAGATACTCCGCTAACAGCAGCAGGAATAACCTCCAAAAACTGCATATTAATAGCACTTAATGCCCTATTCCTATGTCTGTCAATTCTTGCATCTTGCAACTTAGCTATCTCAGTATCTTTTTGAACGTAGCCCATTGGAGGTGTTGGTGCTGCCGTTTCACCCATATTAACCTTTGCAGGTCTTATTCTTAATGGTTCATAAGGACTGAAAGAAACATAACCACCTTTACAACTGCTATTAGTACAAGGCACTTTCTGTTGGTCTTTCATTAAATATCCATTGCCATTACAAGTACCACATTCCTCACTTTGATAAATCCATTGTTGACTATGGATGTGCATAACTATCTCAGCTTGTAAATCGCTAAATTCAACCGTTGCAACATTTAGCCAGGGCAACATCGCCTTTAATCTGCTTTGGTATTCAGTTCCTAAATCCTCTGTGGATTCTACTAAACCTCCCAACCTAAAAAAACACGCCTCACCACTTAAGTTAGGTATAGACTTTTCAATCCTCCATACCCCTCTTTTATCCATTACCCACTTTGCCCATTGAATTTTATCTACTGAGTAAAGTTCTCTTGAATGTTCACCTCTGTAAACAAAAGATTCTCCTTCACTAAAATAAATGATTTTATCGGTGTTGATTATGTATGGATGTGGCTCAATATAATTAGTGTTGTCTTCGTTTCCTTCTTCTGTTATAGGTTGATATCCCCAAATTAAACAAATGCCATTAGCATCAATTAAATACTGCTTTAGCAATGTGCTAAAAGTATAGTTCATTATTGACTGCTTTCCTTTAAAATCTGTTTCTAAATACTCTGGCAATTTTTCGCCATCTGCAATTTGTGTAAATTCTTTTTGGTCGGGATATTTGATGAAAAATCCATCGGCTCTATGAATCTTATTTAAGGAAGCTAAAACCCTATCAAATACCTCTTGAAATACGGGTTGATACGTTTTTTCTCTGTATTCCTTAACCATCTGAGCCTCGTTTGGCCTACGTTCATCAATTAGCTTTTTAGGATATTCGTTGTCTGAATAGTATTTAAAGTTTGTATATTCCTCATCCTCCATGTGAGGTTTTTTATAAATTTCTGCTATTGCATTGGCATCAATTATTTTGTAGTTTTTTTCTAATTCCATTTTAATAGGTATGTCTTTCAGGTAGCCATTTCTTTTTTGGCTGTGCAAAATATTTGTATCTCATATTCGTAATATTTGCGAACAATGAAACTAATAAATCGTAGTTGTTTTTTGTTAGTGGGCTTAGGTTGTTTCCACCTATGGAAACTCCGCAATAATCTTTTCTCAAGTCTATTATCCTCATTTGCTTACTTGCATCCATAGGCCAAAATGTAGGATGAAATACTTCTTGATGTGGCACAATTTTGTTTTGAATCATTGCAATCCACAAAGGCAACTCATCAGGAATACAACCTCCAAATTCAATGTTACTAACTTTTAAATTTTCAAAGTTGTATATCCAATCATTAAATAGTTGATTGTTTGCTTCTGTTTTTTTCCACCAAATAAACTCACTGTGTACGTTCCAAATATCCTCGTTTGTAAATCCGTATGCTTCTTTTATTTCTAAAAGGTTTGCCCACTGCATAGATTCTTTTGTAATTTTATCCGAATCATAAGGAGTAAATCCCGAATTTTTAACGGTAAATTCAACATCTTTTATTTCATCAATTATAGTGTCTAACATTCCGTTGTTAATCATTATAATATCTGAATCCAAAAACAATGTATTCTCAAACGGTGTCAACTCATTGATATGGCTTTTTACTTTTATAAAACATTGCTCACCATTGTTGAATAAATATTCGCTTGGGCATTCGCTTTTGGAATCAAAAAAGTTTATGTAATCTTCTCCAATAGCTTTTAAAGTTGATTCAGTGTAGACTAAATGAATAGGATATTTGCTACCATTCCCTTTTATTGACATTGCCAATGTAGCGGCTAACTTTCCATAGTTGCCATGTCCTACTGCAACAATTAAGATTCCTGTTTTATCCACAATTATTATTTATTTCGTTAAATGGTGTTTCGTAAACTTGAAAATCGGCAGGCCAAACATTCATCCCTTGCATAATACTTGGGAAGTCCTGGTTATATTCGTTTTCAAAAGTACACTCCAATTGATAATTTGTTGATGTTGCTATTAGCACGGTGTCGTGGTTCAATGCAACAACTAACTTTTGATGCAATTCCTCAGTCAAAAAATCGGTAACAAACTTATATTTTTTTGCTAATCTTGCAAATACTTTTGTTCTTTCTCCATTGCTTCTAACGTATGTTTTTTGCTCGATGTCAAAGGCAGGATTAGAGGCATACATTGGAAGTCTTATTGCATTGAAAGTTAAGGTACTTGGATAGAAAAAGCCAAACGCATCTTCATTATTTCCATAAGTAATTCTGCTTGTAAAACACTTATCAACTGAATATTTAAAGCAAGTTATTGATGTTTTGGATAAGTATGCAGGTGGTTCATCTCTAAGGAAATTAATCTGTATTTGGAAGCAATCACCATCTTCTAACCCACTTAACAATGTACTACCTTCAAAATTTAAACGGATTAAATAAATTGTTCCGCTTTGCAATACTGCCGAATCTACAAATCCAGTTATTGTTGTAAGTCCACTTGATGTCAATCTTCTTACTTGCAAACCTGCTTCAATTGCTGCTGCATTTGCATAATCGTTTGTATTTAATTGAAATTGAAATCTTATATCTCCTGCTTCACAAATAGGCAAACAAGTATCAACAACAACTCCGCAATCATTGTCAGTAATAAATTCTTGCTCATTAAATCTTACAAAGCTATTCTGTAAATCTATAAGGCTTGTGGCCATTATTCCATAATTGCGTGGAGCAGCGTAAACTTTGCCATTCCTTGATTCGGGTCATAAGTAGCGGTTAATAAGTAACCATAAAATGTAGTGTCGTTGCACTCAAATGAATAAATATTTTCATAAATGTCAACCAACATTTCATTCATAAATTGATTCATTGTCAAAGGTATTGAAAATTCATAAATAATTGGCAAAAAATAAGGTGCTGCATTTGCACTTACATCAAAATCTGCTGTTACTATGTTATCATTTTCGGCTATTGCTGCATCCTCTAAATCACATTGCCCGGTCATTCTACCACTTGCAATAAAGTTACCGTTTGATGAATTAAAAACTAATTCTTGAGGTGAATAAAGGCATAAACGATTAAACCAATTTAATAAGTTTCTAATTGGTGTTAATCTGTAATTGTATCTTGTTGATGGACTTACTATGTTGCTCGGAGATGTTACGCCCTGCACTGCATTTGAGCCATCAATATTGATTACAAATGTATCACTATCATATCTCCAATCGCTTGAAAATGGACTTTTTCGCCTTGTTATTTCAATCGTATATCCTGCGGTAATAAATTGACTTACTAAGTCCAGTGTTTTATCTGAATTACTGCCTTGTCTTGAATACTTTCTCATTGTATTCATCTCGTCAAGTCCATTGTACTCTTCAGATTCCCACTTGCTATAACCTACATTTACTTTGCCAAATAAAAACTCTTTTGCATGGCTAATCTTTACTTCATCAACTGCCCCCAATGATATTGTATTTGTTTGTTGATAGAACTTTTTAGCCTTGTCAATTATTAAGTCTGTGCCAGATATTCCCCAACCTAAGTTAAATATCTTTGAGGTGTTTCTAAATAAATTTTCCCAGCTAAGGAATAGGTTGCTTGTATCGGGTTTTCTTCTTAGCTTTAAACCATTTGTTAAAATATGGTCAGCCATACATTCATCATTGCATTGTACATCGTAGCAATCTCCTACAAGTGCTGTTGGCAAAAATTCAAATGTATCTTTTAAGTTTACGCCTTTTATAGTTGTTTCAGGGCAACTTGTGTTTATTGTCATTTCTAAAAATGAGCCTTCATCATAACTCCAATCAAATCGCATTTCCTTACAATCTTCTGTTACTCCATCTCCTACATTATATGATATATCTATAATTGCATATAATTGTTGTATTGTACTAAATGATGGAGGTTCATAGTTTGCAAATGAAAAGGGTATGTCAACTGGTGCGGCATTATCTGTAACTGAATAACTACCAGTAATCATATTTAATCCGACTACTAAACTTGTTGTTGTTCCATCATATTTATAAATGTTAAGTTCTACTTGAGTAATAGTAGCATTTAACGTACTTCTTACTGTTAGCGTTCCGCTTATGTTAATATTTAAACTAAACTCATAATCAGGCTCAATACATAACTCTTGTAAGTTAATATTGTCTAAATCTCTTTGCCAAATCATATATTTTGGCAATTCATCTTCTTCCCAATTAGGTATATCGTGTATTTGTTCTGTTGCACAATCAAAAGATTGTCCTGTTGGACTTAAAAAATTAAATGCAGGGATTTCTTGAATTTCTGTTAGCCTTAGTGCTAAAGAATTATACACATTACCGAAAGCAGGAAAGGCATTAAAATCTTGAGTATCTAATGTAATTGAAAAAGTCGTTCCTCCCCCATCACGAATTGCTCTATTTCTTATTACTATGTCTTGACCTCCCAATGTAATATCTACCTCTGCAAGTGGTGTTATTTCGTTTCCATCTATATCCGTTGTCGTTGCTAAGTCTATATCTTGCGACATCCTCACCATCAAATCATTCAAACAACTATTGGCATTTACCGCAATCTCAATCATACACATATCACCACACGTTCTCTTATAGGTATTAAAATCGAATTTAAACGTATCTAACAACTGATATGCCTCTGCTTCACATTGATACTCTACTTTTAAAAAAGCTATTGAATCTGCTCCCGTAGTATCATAAATTGACTTTAATAATACATAGGCATCCTCAATAAATTGAAAGTCGGTGTTCTCAATGGTCTTAATAATTCCGTGATTCTCAAAGTTTCTCGTTAATCCAATTGTTAATCCATCCCATCCAATAGGCTCAATGATATCCGTTTCATCTAAGTTGCTTTCAATTATTGTAAACTTCCAATTCATTTCCTAAATTTTTTGTTTAGATATTCATTCTTACCATTCTCAGTAATTAAAAATTTTCTGAATCCACTTTCATCCATATTTATATTTGTGGTGCTTTTGTTTTTGCTAAACAACTTATCTAACTTATCATAGTCAATAGCTACTGAACTATTAACATACACTGGACTATTATAATCGTGTGAAATATTATAGTTTCCTTTTGATGCTTCCAATAATAATTCATTGGCAATACTTGGGCTTACCTTTTTATCAAAGATTAAATCTAAGGCAGGGAAATAGCTTTCTTTTGTCTTTGTAGGGATAACCATTTCTCCTTTAGATAGGTAGGCAAGTATTGAATCGCTTGTATCTGTTCCCGGTCCTTCAACTCCTTTTGTTCCTTTGGCAAACTTTGGTATCGGTTGATTCTTGATGGCAGCAATCTGTAAACCTGTTGTAACTCCTATTCCAATTGCTACTATACTTGCTGAAATTGGATCAACCATTGTTGCATAAGCTCTTGTAATGGCTATTGCTCCATTTACTGCTGCTTGTGTTATGTCCGCTTGTCTTTGCTTTCGTGCCGCCTCAGTTTTTATTCTTCCTATTTCTCTTTGGGTATTTCTTTCAATCGCTTGTTGCTGTGATGCTGAAAGTTCACGACCTTCCAATTGTTTACGTTGTTCCTCCTCTGCGGCTGCAATTTTTAAATCTGTTTCTTGTTGGAGGTTTTGCTCAATTTGGCTAAAGGCAAATGAAGCAGTATTCTCCAACATTTGAAAAGCTGTTTGCTTTGCTAACTCTCTATATTCTTCTTCTTTCTTTGCCTTTTCTTCTAAGTATTTTGTATCAATATCAGATTGCTTTTTCTTTAAATCCTCATAATCCTTTAACTCTTTTTCTACTTGAGCATAAATTTCTTCTGATGTTTGATAACGACCTTCTGAGGCAATTCTGCTGTATATTTCATCAATCTCCAGACTGCTTTTTTGATATTCTTTTTGAAT